AATTGGAAAATGTATTCATCATTTTCCAATATCTTATCTCCATTTGTGTCGAACACAATCATCGGTTCAATTAACATGTTATGTTTTGCAACATACATGTTAATTCCTTCCTTTCCCTCTTTATTGAGGAGTGAATTAACACTGCTGATTAAGTTATCAAGATAACTTAACGGAACTTTACGTTGGAAGGATGACCAACTCCTTACAACACTGATGCTAAAATCCTTGAAAGATTTTAGTAGCTTATCTGCTAATTGCATGTTATTTGCAAAAGCATTTTGATTTGGATCTAGTGTTAATAGATCTATTGCATCAAGTACAGAGCTTACTTGCTCTTTAACTTTATCCTCATTATCTGTTTGTAATACCATACAGATAATTTCAATAGTTTCACTATCTAGGTCTGATAGTGTACTATAATTTCTACAAATTTCTTGAAAAACTTGTACTTTGTTTAATAAATTATCATGCATAACAGATAATTTATTATTCTTTGAGATTAATGTGGTTTCACGCATTAATCTTGTGAAGATCTTCAGTTCGCTTGTAAGCTTAAGAAGATTTGTTATATTTGGTTGAAATCCTTTTCCACCAATTATCTTATCGCATGCTGCATAGACTATACTATGAGCAAGAATGTCTTGAAGTATAGCAATATCAATATTGCTAAACCCATCCAAAAATCTTTCGAGTTTATTCTCGAAACATTGTCGGAATATACTTGGAACACTTAAATGAACCAGTATATCTATTATTCCTGAATACTCATGGTAGAGTATTGGATTTTGTAGTTTTAGAAAGTACTTGAGATTTTCTATACTCCATTTTGCAAAACGGTGTTGTGAATACCATGCTGCAAGTGCAATTTGATCATCCACCTTTCCTTGGGTGACCAAAAGCTTTGTTGGTATAGGAGTACATTCAAAACCATCAATTATCAAGCATTTAGCAAATTCTGCTACATTGGCTCGATACTCAGGGTAATCTGGATTATACAGATAACCTTTCTGTAAATTGCAATTTACATTAGCTGCATTTGCAATTTCAACATAGAGATTTGGTATCAATAAATCTCTATCAACCGCTGTTATATCACCATCATCTCCTAAACAGTTATAAAAGTCTCTTGGATTAGAATCTAATCCAATCAATCTTAATACTGTTAACATCACTATATGATGTTCAAGTGCAAAACTTGGGAAGGATGATAAAAATCCTTGCGGTTGTCCATTGAGGAATTTAAATTTAACTTCTTTTCCTCTTAATTTAATATATGACTGTGATGTCATAATATTAAGCCAATCTGATGATAGTTCATCATCAAATTCATAATCTGAGAATATTAAATCTCTGATTATTAAGTATTGCAAACCAATATTGAAAGTATCGGTTGCATTAGAAAGATCTAAGCTGTAAATGCTTTTGTCTTTCTCTTTGGTCATAACAGATATAATTCTGTTTGGACCCTTTGATTGATCGAAGGTACAATCACTTGGTATCCTTCGTAAAACATATGAGATTAGAATTTGGTAATATTCTAATCTATCTTGTTCGCTATTATTCAATGGATGAATAACACGAATTTTGGGTTTCTTCTGTCCAATAACAGAAGAATATCTTCTTTTTGTTGTAAAATTAATATATTCATTAATTTTACTATCAAGTATGTATTCCTGGTTAAAACCAGTTATACTATCAAAATTACTTTTAGGGAATTCCTCCTTAAAGTAATCTGGTTCAATACATGACGCAAAAAGTCCTGGTATTGTAAGCATCTTGTTCTTATATTTAAATTTTGAACAAGAACTGTTTGCTGATAATGACGGTCTGTTATTATCATACAAAAAGAGTTGTCTATTACGCTTTAATGCGTTTAGAGCAATTACGATATCCAGAGCCCATTTTGGAATGTCTCTGGTTGAGAGAGTCATGTAGACTTTAATAAGTCTAACAGTCTCTATTAAATCATCGATACGTTGTTGTATCTTTGGGTTCTTATTGACAACTTTATCCTTAAAGTTTTCAATAGAAGAATATTCTGACTTAGTTACTAAGTTAAGATATTCATCTGTTTGCTCATCCTTTTCTGATTGAGTTAACTTTGGTTCATTAACAATGTTGAAAACACTTGTTAATATTCGACACAAAGTTATGACTTGATTAAGAGTCATTCCTTGTTCAATTTTGGTAAAGATGTTGAGCATCCTATACCATCCAATAAATGAATGAGGTTTAATCTCCTCATTTATTAGAATATCATAATTAGCTTCAACTAATATATGATGATTTTGTAGTATGACCTTTGTCTTAAGACCGCTACTACTGAAACCCTGTACTATGTATAATAGTACATTGTTTAAGGTCCGTTGATGACGTTTAGACGCCTCACGGAATTGCTTTCGTACAAATGGAGTTTTGATCCGTTTATACTTGTTAAGGTATGAGTGTACAACACTGAATATCAAAGGAACGATTTCCTCAATAATCGTTGTGGGGATCGACTCAACTTCCATGATTCCTTTTAAAGAATCAACGAAATCTTTAATCCTTACCTTTGAACTTAAGTTGAGGAATTCCACAACTTGTACTTCCTTACTTGAGGTATTAATTCTCGATGCCATACGACACCTCCTCGTTCTGGCTGCATCATGCAAACTACCACTATCTACCTGTTAGATAGCAGTGGTACTTGTGTACCAATCAAGACTGGTTTAAGCCATCTGGCC